GGGGGGAGAGAGTTTATGACCACTTTAATTTACCTTAAAGTAGTCATTATCATAAATTCTTTTTCTTCTGGTTTAGGATCCTCAATCATGTCCAACAATTTTGATAAATACATTTCCACTTGTTCTTCAGTCATTTGATATTTTTCTGCTATTCCTTTAATACAATTTGGCATACTATACCAATTTTCTGGATTTATGGGCAATTCTTGTTTATTTATTATCCTTCTCACATCTTCTATGTCTCCTAACATCATTAAATATGACATTGCTCTTAACTTCATGTTCTCTTCATTAGCTTGACTAACTCCATTTGTCACTTCATACCTGTAACATAATCTCACTATGTCTGGTCCTAATTCAACTATACCATGATCAATATGATATGCGATCATACTACAAAATGTCCCATACTTTGATGATAATGATCCAACACTAAACATATTAAAATGAGTTTTGATATATTTCCTTAGATTTCCATCATCAATTTTACTATTCAAAAACATCAACATATCATCTCCTAAAAAAATCACTAATTCTATTTTTGACCAATTATCTTTAATTACTTTTGCATGTATTTGCAAATTTGTAATAAAATTCCCTAGTGCTGTTGTAGCTTGGCCTGTCAATCTCATTTCTTTGCACCATCCAGAAAAATTGTTTGATTTGAATTTCCATTCTTCATGAATATGTTGCCACCAATCCAATACATTCTCGCTTAAACCTAAAAATTTGTATAGTGCCATTTCTACTTCTAACACATGTCTGTCGGTCTGTTTGTCCTGTTGTTTTAAATCATTTTCATACATATACTTTATGTTTCTTTTTGATCTTATTACTTTATTTATTTGTGATGGTGTTAAGCCATCAGTATACAATATTTTATCACCTAACAACTGTTTTAACCTTGATTTTATTTCTACAAATAATTCTGACACCATTGCTGATACAAATTTGTATTGCCAAACTATTATTCTCGTTTTCACTTGCCTAAAATTTTCTGGTGTTTCCTCTTTTAGTAAAGACTCTAATTTAGGATGTACATTCACCAAATTGAAGTCTCTAGTCAACATATTCTCACACAAATATTTAACTAATTCTGTTCTCACTGCATGTGGTGCATTACACTTATCCACCCAATTTTTAATCTTTGATGGTGTTATATTTAATTCTAATTGTTTATATGTTTTCACAATTGATTTATAATTTTTAACAAACATCCTAGTTATATTTTGTATCACTTTTAAAGGTTGCGGTATTGCTCTTCTATATTTTATGTAATTTCCCAATCTCATTGTAACTGCATTTAATGTTTGATATGATGCTGCAGTTATTACTGGTACTGCTCTTTTTGGATACTTGGTCATTACTGTTTTCGACACCTTCATAACTTTATGGAATGACTCTCTTGATCTTATTATCATCTTTGTTGTTGGTGCATATATGTACATCCAGTCAATTAAAGTTCTATCTTCCCATTTCCTCATTGATTGCAAGTCTGGTAAATCCCAATCACTTTTCATATTTATTATTCCATAACTAGTTCCCAACGTGTCAATTGGTAATTCTATGTCATAAACTTCCTCACATTCATTTTCATCCAATGGTACATCCATCACCTTTCGTTCAGTTGCTTTTAATTGTACTAAAGCCATTGCTTCATCTACTTTTTCTAAATCCCATTCTTTCTTGTCTTTTGGTATTTTTGCACTTGTTTGAAACCAATCTCCAGATTTGTGCTTTTTGTCTGTTACTTTTATTATAAACTTGTCCTCTAAACTTCCTCCTTGTACTGCTAATCTTATTGTTTTTGCCACACCTAATATTTTAGCATGCATCTGTTTTGTTTCAGCATTTTCTGCTAACAATCCATTCCATTTTCCAACATTCGTTACTTTTTCTTGAGATGTGAAACTTGATGGTTCATCATCTATTATTACAACTGCATCTTCTACACTAAACAATTTCTTTAATAAGTCAAACATCTCTTCATCAATGCTTACATTTGAAAGCATTTCTCCTTCATGATATTCATACATATCTCTTAAATTTTCATCTACTGTTAACCATTTCATATCATTATCTGGCGTTGTATAGATATATGGCCCATCAC